TGTTTTCAATCCAACGAATAGATAACTGACCAGAAAGTGTGATACCTTCTGCTTGTCGAATGTCAAAGAATCTAAAATATTGATTACCAAGTGCGCCGTAAGCAGAGTTCAATTGCACTTTTTTGGCCAACTGAAGATTCTTATATTTTGAAATTTGTTTTTCACATTCAAATTTTTCATCATCATTCTTAGCAATCTCTTTTTTCTTTTGCCATTCAATCATCAATCGCTTATACTTAGATCGATCATCGTACATAGTTTGCATCATCTCAGGAAGAAAACCTTGTATGTCTTTTCTAAATAAATGACCGTTCGCTGCCATACAATGTGGACCACTATATGGTTTGTTATAATTTAATAACTCATCGATTGTGACGGAATGATGTTCGCCATTTATTATCGTATCTGGTGAAATATTATACTGCATGATCAAATGCGGATACAAACTATTTAAGTCGAAGCTGACAACCCAATCATACATACCAATCTTTGGTTCTTTTACATAAGCGCCGGCATATTGAGCATCTTTATTTGTATTGATTTTTTGTGGCACAACAATCTTTTTATTCATTAAATGATTATGAATCAATGTATCCCACATTCGGACTTGCGTAAATACGTCAGTAATATTAACTTTAGCATCATATGCAAGAGCAAGCACCATATCAATCAATTTCATTTTGTCTTCAAGACGATCAACAAGTTCGACATCTCTGATATTATATTCAATAAATTTTTGATGATTAAGTTTATATAACTGATGAAGACTTTCATATTCCGAATAATTTAATTTTTTTTCGTTAAGTTCTATATTTGCAATGTGATCAAGACGATATGATTCCTGTTGTGAATATGTAAATTTTTTATACATCTCTATATAATCAAGTGTAGCAATACCCGTCAATTCAAAAACTGTTTGTGTTTTGCCGCTGATTGTTGTGGTTCTTTCGCCGATTAACTCCCAAGGTGAAAGTCGTTTAGCCACTTTCTCATCAAATAATCTACATATTCTATTGTATATGTAAGGTATGTCAAAAAATTGAATGTTCCAACCTGTGATAATATCAGGTTCAGTTCTCTCCCACTCCTCAAGAAATCGAAGAATCAATGTTGATTCATCTTTACATTTTTGATACCAAACGTCATCACGATGGTTATTAAAATTACCTAAACCAAAGACTTTAATTTTACCGTCGCATTTAAATGTAATGGCAGTAATCGGCTCATTTGCACTAGTCGGTTCAGGAAATCCGTTTTCTGAACCAACCTCAATGTCTATATTAGCAATTTTAATTAGAGATGAATCATAATCAACTTCACCAGGATATGCTTCATTGATGTAAGCATAATGATAATTTGTTGTTCCGTAAATTTTGAAATTTTTTACTTCTTCATATTTTTTAATAAATTCAGATGCATCTTTCATTGAACTCTGTTTTAAGGGTGAAACAAAGTAACCTTCAATAGTTTTATAATCAGTTTTTGTTTGTGACGGCACATATAAAGTTGGACTATATTCAACTTTTTCTTTAAATCTAATTCCATCTTCATATCCGCGAACAAAGATTTGATTACCTTGTCTTACAAAATTAGTATAAAATTTTGTCATGTAACGAGCTTACCCTTAGCAACAACAATTCCAGAACCATATATTTCATTATACTTGTTTTGAATCTCAATTGCAACGCTCACATCATATGTTACATGTTGTTTGTTAATTTTAACCAATTTTTGATCAGAAAATAAAAGCATCGGCTGCATATTCAGCCCTGCTTTTCCTGATTGAGTCATAACTAAACCAAGACTGCATGGATTTTTTAATGTAAAAAAATTTGTGTCTTCGTTTTCGATTTCACCTACAATGTCCTCACCCGTCATGAGTTTGATAATTCTCAGTGCCATAGTATTTCCTTTCTTTCAAATAAATTTCATCTTTAATTCGAAGTTTTCTCTTTTTAAGTTCAATTATTGCTTCATAATATTTTCGAGAATCCATTTCCAAGATGGAAATGGCTTTATCAAGTTGACGGTGTTCGCTACGAAGATTTTCAAGATGTTTATCATACTTATGGTTTATCATAGATTCATTTCCTATAATGGTTTAATGATAAAATTAGGTGTGTTAAAAAGACTCAATACGTATTGAGTCTTTTTAAATTACTTCATCATAATATTTTTTGCTTCTTGGATTTTTCCGTAGTGAACTAAAATTATCGCCTGTCTTACATTCATCATTATTTTAAATAATGATATAAATTTATTCCAATATTGCTTCATAGAATTTTTCTGTATTTAAGTTGATTTTCTCTATAAGCAAAATCTGCTCGATCTACGGATTTCGATAAGTATGCCTCAATATAATTTTTAGATGTTCTCTCAAAAAAATTATTGAAAATTTTAAAGATTGCGTTCATCTTCTTCAATCAACAATTGCTTTTTTGAAGTTTTATTACTTTCACCGTTTTTTATTTCAATTTTACGAGGCTTCTTATGTTCTGGAATAATTCGTTCAAGAACAATTTTAAGCATTCCATTCATTATTTCAGCATTATCAATAACAATTTGATCATCAAGAGCAAATGTTCTCGTAAATGCACGATTTGCAATTCCTTTAAATAAGAAATTATTTGAATCGTCATGTGTTTTACCTGAAACAATAAGTTTATTATCTTCAAATGTAATTTCAACATCTGAACTGGAAAAACCAGCAATCGCAAGTTCAATGACATACTTATTGTCATCTACTTTGCGAATATTGTACGGAGGATAATTAGGAATATTTTTTGTAACATCATCGTGTAGTTTTGATAGCCTATTATAAGTATCATCAAAACCAACAAAAAATTTATCAAAGTCTTTAAATGTAGTAGTTAAAAAGGTCATAGCGTTCTCCTCTATTTAAGCGAGTTAAAATTGAAATACTACCCCAAAGGCGTAGTTAATTTGGCAGATTTAACTAGGATGCCAGCCTAGTTCCCATCCCGTTGGGATAAGTTTATTTATACAACCTTTAGTTTTTTATCAGAGACAAAGTAGGTTGTATTTCCTCTTGTATTCACATCTTTATAAACGACAAAGCCTTCTTGCTTCAATTCAGTCATACGAGCCCTTAAATTCTTTATACCAAAAATCGCATCAGCCTGTGCTGCTGAAATACCGCGATTAGTGCCGTGCAAATAAGAGATCAAAAGCTGTTTCTGAGATTTATTTGATTTCACAAATGCCATATTGATTTCCTCATCAAGATTAATAATAAAACTAAAAAATTATTTTTTAGTTGGTTCCACGTGTCTTTCTTTCGCAGCTTTTTTAGCTTCAATCTCACGTTCCTCTGGTCTTTTTACCTTCGGTTTCGATTTTGCTTTATTTTCAGCCTTATGAGCATCAATTTTTGCAGTTGATGCAGTAGATGGTGCTACTGCACGGTCTTTCGAAGAATCCGCCGCAAAAACTTTGAAAGAAAGTACGAATAGTAATAATAACGCTTTTTTCACTGTAAATTCCTTTAATGAATAGCTTATATTCTCTCATAATATTTAATGCTTTGTCAAGATATTACGTTGACATAATTTATATTTTTTTTAAAAAAGATTGCAACATCCATGAATGTTTTAGAAATGCACTCTGTCTCTCTGCCATGAAATTGCTATAACCATGCATAGAAGCAAGTTCAGCAAGATTATACGCTTTCATAATACTATTTTGTATAATGTTTATATCAGATAAAAGTCGCGTAAACATCTCGTTCGCGGATAGAATGGCATTTTCACCCGAAATTTCTGACAATTGCATAAATCGCTCAAAACTACCAGGGGCATATGCACCGATTGACCTAATTTCCTCAGCACACCTATCGACCACACCAAAAACTTCATTATAAAAATCACTAAAAAATTCATGATACTGTAAAAAATCTGATCCCTCTACGTTCCAATGATAGTATTGACCTTTCAATGCTAATGCATAATGATTTGCTAAGACAATTTTCATCGATTGGGTGAGTTCTTCCATTTAATTTGTGCCCTTTTTCTTTCCAATGTTATATTTAGCCGTTAAATTCCACTCATCACGTTCTTTGTATGAAATAATTTTAATTTGAGATAGCGGCGCTAAAATTTCTTTTGCTTGAGATGACTTTGTGATTTGAATTAATCCCCATTCTTCCAAAAGATTTGCAATTGTATTTCTTCGACCCAAATCATTATCAGTAAAATCTGTGGGTTTACCGTCAAGGGCAAATAATTCTTTAAAATGCACTATGTAATATTTACCTTTTTTGTGCAGAATATGACAGGATTGATATAAAGTTTTGTCTTTTCTAGATGCTACACCAA